TATGCCCCTTAATGATATCAATGAAACCACGATTATCTCGCAATGTCATCGCAACACCAGCAGGCCGTACACCATCCAGCACAAGGCCTAATGAGATACGTTGCAGCTGTGTTAAATCCTCATGTACATAGATAGCCACTTTGCAATGTGTCTCGGTGATCTGTGTATTACAATCAAACCCAACCATCAAATCAATAAACAACAAAACATCCTCAATACAGCAGTTTGTCATGTTCTTCAAGATTTTAGCGTAAATTGCTTTACGATAAGTAACATCATCCATAACGTAGTCAGCAGAATCCGGATCGGTAATGGATTTATAAACACCACCAACTGTTGTATCTGCAGTGCTGCCAATAGACGGGTATTTAGCTTGTGGATCATCGTAGAAACCGAAGTAACCCAAAGCAGCAGCACCGTAAAAGATTCGACCTATCCCAACAATCTCACCAATAACATCAAGCTGTTTACCTGTGGCATCAGCAAGATATCGAAGGTTGATTGTATCCTGAATTGCTTTACTAATTTCATCTACCTCAGATGTGATGATCTTAATGTAGTTAATCAGGTTGGGTGAGTTTCTATATTCACTGAGCATAATACCTTCAACTTGCTCAGTTGGTACGTCAAATTTAATGGTCTGCGAAGGTGGAAGTGGATTAAAGTTTGCGCTGTTAAACGACACTTACCACCACCTTGCTCGCATCAGTGCGTGCACGTTGCTGAGGTGTGAGGACCAAATCTGTTGTACCGAAAGTACCACCCACTGTAAACTTAATTTGCAATGAGTTGATCTTAATGTTTGGAACTACTGCTAGAATGGCAGAGAAGAAATAAGACCAATAAACATCCACTGAAATATTCAGGTTGTTTACATGTTTAACAATTGCTGCTTTAACCAATGTCGCAGAATTCACACTAGCTCCGGGGAGGTTTGTAATGGATGTTGTGATACTAATGTCAATTGGTGTTGGACGGCTTATGCCGATGTTGTGTGGATAACCTTTGCTGTCATTGATCACAGTGACGATACTGCCATAGGAAGTAATCCCTTGTGGCTTGTTTTCATAAATCACTTTGGAAACTTCTGCTGGTGTACCACCTTCAACTACAACCAAGAAACTGTTTGCAGGAACACCATCAACTGTTGCCGACGTTGTATTCTCTATAATTGCAATATACGGCAGGTTCAAACTCTTAACACCTTCGTAGATAGCATCAATACTTGACGTACCACGACTGATAGTTGAGTTCTCACGACGTGCTCGGAATGCTGGGTCTTCTTCTCGAACGATGCCAGTGACTCCTGGCTCAAGGTTTGTTGCATTAGTCAACCCTGCAATTGCAGTTGTCAGTACATGCACTTCGTTTGCAAGAATCTTAATGGCCCCTTGCGTTGTACACTTAGCAGTTACGATTGCTGGAATAACAGCAACAGCAACAGTGGCAAACTTCAAACCATCAACCGTCTTGACAATATACCCAGCAGGAACTACTGTACCGGCAGTGCCAGAGAAAGTAATTGCAACACTTGTAGGAAGATTAGTAATCCGAGTAATGCCGTTGATTTCTGCAACTTTATCCAAACCAACTCCGTAGGCATTCGACGGACTGTACGCATTATAAGCACCCTCTGCTTGTTGCCAAACACCTTCCAGTAATTTTGCCACAATACCAATCAATTGCCCATCAGGACTTTCAGCCGATGTATCAAACTGTGAACCAAATGTACCAACAAACTTGGCATTAAAATCAGCAGTAATCTCGGCAGCTGACTTAACTGTAAAACCTTTTTCTGTTACTCCAGCCATTAGTTACCCCCCTAAAGATACTGAACTGTTAATGATGCCCCAATCTGAAATAGCCTCAAATGTTACAGACAACATTCGCGTACCATGATTCAGATTTAGGTCGATACTTGTTACATCTTGCACATGGGGTGTACCGCGGATACTGGTTAAGATTAAGCCCTCGATCAAACCTATGTCTGGTGCCTTAATCATAATATCCGTAAACCAAGGTAGGCCAATATTTGGGTCGGCATACCACTCGTTAAGCACAGCTAAAAGCCTACACTTAACAAGTTGGGCTGTATACTCAAGCCCCTCCACTCGGGTAGCACCACGACCGATAATAATATCATGTGTGGCACCATCGAGCTTTAAATTGTTAGCCATATAAACTCCTACACAACAGGTACGTTTGAGATACCACTACCCGGAACAACGCCAGAAGTTCTGTGTGTCTTGAGCGAGATAGTACCCGCCACAACATCATCATCAGAAGTAATCTTGCCAGTCACATGTAGTGTACCATTTATCGTAACGTTGCTATCAATTGTTGAAGTTGGGGCAGTTATGTGTAGGTTTGATACAGCAACTACTTCAATGTTCCCATCACTCACCAAGGTTATGCGCTGAGTACGATCACTATTTCGCAGTTCAGGTGAGGTGGAATTGAAACTTGTGATGGCCTTAGGTATGGGGTTGTACCCAACTAAAGCCACAGCATCATTGATGTTGTATCGACGGAAGTATTCATTCTTCGGCAAGCCGGAGGAGAATTTACCGATCTTATTTTTACCACCATACAGCCAATGACTATACCCTTTATCACAAAACATCAACAAGCAGTTGTCTCCAGCATTGACTGGGAACGTCAAAGAATACCCACCACCACTTGGAAATTGTACAGGTACATCTTGTAGTATAGGGAAATCATATTCCTCATACAAAGAGTCTAATGAGTTGTGATACTGCTCACGAGCTATTTCAACTTTTGCAACTTGCTTTACTGGATCAAACTCAATGATCTTACCCGGATAAGAGGTAAAGATTGGTTTCCATTCTGCCACAATACCTCCTATGCCAAGTCAGTAGCCTCAACAATATATGCAGTCAAGGTTGAGAAGTTGCCTGGGTCCAATGTTGGTGAAGCCATGTTCACCACATAAATATTAAAAGGTACGCCATGCTGTTTAAGGATGTTCGTACCTGAGCGAAGTGCTAGACTAAGCACAGTTACATTATTCCATGAGAAGTCTGTCACCCAACAGCGCATGATGTTGTTCCAACGACAAGCAGAGAAACGAACAGAACCTTGAAAGTCTACAATGATGCCAGCCTTATTCGAGAGTGGAATTTGATAACTCATAACACATACCCCGCGATAACGCCAACACCAGATTGTTTCAACACCTTGACCATTGTCTCAGTGTCTGTTGGTGTGTTTTGTTGCATTGCTTGCTTCTGGTCATCTGGAACATTGAACCCAATACGGCCATCAGGTTGAATCACACGAAGCTGCTCAAATGTGAGAGACACTGGAAGAACCGATGAAGTTGTGCTGTCTTGATTGATACGTACTTCACGGAGTACGCAACCCTCATATGTACCAAGGATTGTTGCAACATGCACAATTGTTCCATTAGTAACTAGGTCTTGAAGTTGTTTAAACTTCTCCTCAATTGGATTTTTTGTAATGCCTGAACTATCCATAGCATGTGCAGCACTACCCAACAAACTACCAAGCACTGGCCCGATAACTCGACTCACCATCGCACCAGCAACTTTACCTACGTTAGTAATGCTGAGGAAATCCCCATCAAACATATTTACGTTGGTGATCATGCCAGTCAAGCTGAACATCCTATTCTTCTTAATAGTGTGCTCGCTGATTAGAAAACCACTGCTAATTGGATAAGCTGTTACCTCATTAGAGAAGGCATGGCTCTCACTAATAACACAATCAAGTGCTAGGTAATCATACGATGTTTCTGCAGACTCTTGCGGCACTTCACCGGCTGTTACAGTTGGGGGAGTGACACCGGGCAGCAATACCTTGGTGTTATCAGCCACAATATAATTCTCTGTGACCTTTGTATCTTTAGACCATAAGATTATTGATTTCCTAAATGCCATTACTGCCCCCCTCGCTGTGCGTCAAGATTTCTGGCCATGCGTATATAGTCCTCTGTCTCTTTGTTTGTTTTCTCGCCCACCAAAACTTGAGACGCTGCTAGATTCCCACCATTATAATTTGCATTCATGGCGTCTAGGTTTCCATCATACCGCTTGTTCAACTCATCATACAACTTACCAGCAGCAGCGGTAGACTTAGCGAAATCCATCCGATCATCTTGTTGGTCGTTAATAGTCATACCCAAGTTTCTTCCAGTCTCCGGCATAATTTGATACGGACCAGCAGCACCAGCTTTAGATTCCACATTGCGAACACGATCGTGACCACGGTTTTCGATAATCAACTTATCACGGAGGAAGTTACCCTTCTTTGTGTCACCACGAGCAACACTATCAATAGCATCATTCTGTTGTGGTGTGAGTTGCACTGTGCTCAATGCTTTGGCCTCACGTTCTGTTAGTGTATTGGAGGCATGAATGGATTGACGTACAGTAGGAAAGCCTTTGGGTTTGTTTGCCTCTTTACCAACATCCAAATCCCAAGTTCCTGGACCTACGCCATTACCGCTTACTTCATGATCGCCAACAAGGCCGCTGTTAAACTGAACCCCAGTGATGCGAGTTTCCCAAGCTGCTGCGTAGTTACTTCCAACATGTTGCGTATACAACACAAGATACTCTGGAAACACTGTGTGCGACCAAAGTGTATCACTCCTGAACAATACTGAGTCAGCATTGTTTACGGAGATAACTGCATCAGCTGGTGGACGGTTTGGATCGTTTGTCCTCGCACCCAAGAAAGCCGAAACATCAATAATGTCACCACAGTCAATTGAAGTATTTAGGTTTACTGTCAGGTCAATCTTTGCAACAGTTGCTTGCGGTGTGCCCTTCAATTTATCTATAGACAACTTGTGCAAACTTATTTGATTGTTCTTGATCTTCTCTACTGTAGCAGCCGAGTTCATCATACTCACAATCTGTACATCACTGTTTGTACCACGGACATAGAAACGGAATTGCTCACCAAGCTCAGCCAAAGAATGATTAACAGAACCACGCATAATGTAACTAAGTATTGGTGTTGATAGAACATCATCATCCATACCAAAGAAGCGTGGTTCAGAAACATATCCAGCCTGTTTTGAAATCGCCTGAATCAACCCTTTGAGAGTTCCATTCTCATATACCAAACCATTTAAGCCTGCGTTCATACTCATTGTTTGCGCAGAAAATGGAATACACCAGATTGAGGTTATGTGGTTTGGTGTAGCCTTTCGGCCAGCCACGTTTACGACATACCCATTCAACATGGTGGACATTGTTGCTGGTTCATCCTTATAACCAACGTCAACTTTAATGGCCCTTCGCTTAACATCGAGAAGCATCTTCAATGTTTCAGGTGCCAAGTTATAAACATCCAACTTCAACGTATCTGCCATCCAACTCAAGTTACCTTGATAAACAAAGTCAATTCTGTTTTCGGATGTAGATAGGAGAACAGCTCCTGTGTCTTTGTTGGTGATCTTTAAATCAATCTTACGTTGCCACATTAAATGTACCTCCTATCTTCTTTACTCGTTTGTTGAATGAGAATATGCAGATTGCGTCTTCTGCACCTTACCCCCTGATTGAGTTGTTACACTTACGCCAGATGCCTCTACTGTTACATGGATGTTTACATCTTTTGCACCAGAGCGATCAACCTTTCCTGAGTATGTCTCACCTTTGTCACCACGTTGGAAGTTGTCTGCACCAATAAGTTCACTTAATGTTTCATCAATACCCTTGCCAATTACTCCAACAGGATTCTTAATGGTGTCAAGTTGCTTCTGAGCCCAGCCTGCACCCTCTTGGGATATCCCATAGTTTGTGGCGGCTGCCGCGCCACTTCTAACATGTACAGCTTCTGCACCAAAGTTTACAACCGCATTACTTTCAGCGTATGTTCTCATATCCGCAGTTGCACGATCGGCAGCTTGATCCACAATCTTCCGTTGATCTTGCTCAGACAAGTTGGCCATTGTTCCAGAGCCAGACAAACCAGAACGACGAAGTGCCTCAGCCGTAGTAAATGAATCATCACCACGAGCTTTAGATCTTTCTGTAATGCGACGGATCTTTTCAGTGGGGTTATCTGCAAGCTCTTGCATTTCTGCAATATCGAGCAAGCCCAATGTCCCAGTAACTTGAGAAACAGCACCACTATAATCACCAAGTCCCATTTGACCTGCGAGTTGTGCACCAGACAAAGTAGCAGAACGAGCATCACGATCAGACATACCAGCACCACGAAGTGCGATGTTATTACCAAGGAATGTCCCTGGGTTTACACCGTAATCTAGTGCTTGTCCAATATCTTCACGAAATGCTTCGGCTAGTTTCTGTGCACTCCTATCCACCGTCTGTGTAACATCTTTGACGGTTTCGTAAGCTGTACTTAACCAACCTCTATCTTTCTCTCCAATACTGGCGCCATCATCACCACCACCGTCACCACCGGCAGCATCACGTCGAGCATTCTCTTTGTGTGCTTGGTTCCAAGTACGAGCAAAAGCCATACCTTCACGTTGTTGTGCATCTTGAAGTTTCTTACCATCAAGTGCCTCTTCAACTTCAGTCTTGCTTGCACTAACAAGGAAACCATACTTACCAGATTTGTCAGCAGCCATTGCAGCATTAGCGGCAAGGAACTCAGCTTGAGTCATTCCAGCGTTACGCTCAATACTATCTTGAGCTTGCTGTATCTTACCTTGATTGCGTTTGCGCCATTCCATATCAGCGTTGACTGTTTGCATTTGTGTGCGAAGTTTACCATCCACTTCAACACCCTGCATAATGTCTACAGAATCAAGGTTACCAACTGCCATCTGCATTTGAACTTGATCGTGGTATTGTGCAAAGTCACGAAACTCTCGTGGTGCTTTAAACTCAACACCTTTACGCATAGGCTTGCCATCTTGTGTAACAAGTCCATCAAGAGAGGCACCACCGGGGAAACCTTTATTCTCAAGCAAACCAAGTTCAAGAACTTCTGTGTTCGTCTGGCGTTCATACTCTTGTCGAATAGAACTTTCCATACGTTTGCCACGCTCAATATCTTCACTAGGATATGGCTGAGTTGTGGTTAATCCCCAGTTCTCCATCGACTTCTCGCCAACAAAGGTGTTGCGAGCTCGATCACTTGTAACCATTCGTTTAGCATCAGCAGCAGTTGCTAGCAGCTTTCTTTTATCCAGCCACTCTTGACTACCTTGTGGTGCATTGCTAATTGCAATGTTAGGGTTTTGACTTTGGTAAATACTTCTTGCACCAGCAAGCCTTTCCTCGCGTGCTCCACGAGCTGCCAGCGACTGCCCTAAACGGCTTCCGTGGGTGGCCTGTGTCGTCGCGTGTGACGTTCCAAGGTTGTCCCCATGTGAAGCACGCTGGTTGGTGGCTGCGCCTTCCCTAACGCCCTCTGCGGCTGCCATATCAACGCTGGGAGCTGCCCGTGCAAACGAGTCGTCAACTTCCGGGCCTTCTCGGGTAAGCTGTTCCAAACCACTTGGCTCTACGTATGCGCGACCTTCACCCTCACCCGCTACGTTAGTGTCGCCACCTCCCGCATCATCGCCCGTTGGGCCGTCTGCGTCCATCAATGAGGCGTCTGCGTCCTGCAATTCACGGTATTCGTCAATCTGCGTTAGGTTGTTGTCAACATAATCAGCAGACAAATCACCAGCCGGTTGAAAGAACACATCCACAGTGCGTGCAAGTTCGTCACGAGCATAGCGATCAAGTTGTGGTTTATGGAATTGATCTTGACTTGCAAGCTGTTCATCCAATGATTCTTCCACTCGATCATAGTCAAGGGAAAGTCCACCACCCCAAGACTGCCTTCCTACATCAGAGTCGCTAATACCAAAGATTCTACCAAGTTGTTTAGGTAGTTCTGTAAGTGCAGCACGTTTAACAGTGGCACGTTGATATTCATCATCCTGACTTTCAAATCGACTGTACGCAATGTTCTTCGTACCATATCCGATGAGTGTAGAAAGTGTATCTGCTTGTGTGGGATCATCTGTCCAACGTCCAGAAGAAGTCATACCACGCTTTACAACACTTGAAGCAAACTCACGAAGCTTACTGCTATTCAATGACCCAACAAGTTCATGGGGACTTGGATACGCAGTGTAAGCTGCGATAGGTGCAGTGAAGCCAGCTTGTCCAGCATTAGCTAAACGTACTGCTTCTTCTGCACCAAGCTCAACAGAAATCTTTGCAAACAGTTCCTCATTGCGTTGAATGTTTGTTGCGTTAGCTACTGAGATTTCTTTAAGTCTTTTAGGAAGCATACTACTAAGCTGCATAGATATAAGACGTGTGGCCTTACTCCGTTCAGCTGGTGTCATGTATTCCAGTTGCTGTGGATCAATGTATTGCTCAGCAAGATTGTCAAAGTATTGTTGAACGTTTGCTTCATCCGGCAAACCCAGCACTTCTGTTTGTTGCTGTTGAGGTGTCAAACCTTGAAGTGTGTTAGCCACCTTCATATACTCAGGAACCTTCACAGGTGCTTTGAGTTTGAATTCTTCCTCGTAGAAAGTTGGTGATGCTTCCTTGGTCAGTGGGATTACGTCGTAAGAACCCCCCTGCTTATTGAATGCACCGAGGATAGATGCAAGTGCTTGATGGGGTGAGGTGAAGTCCTGTGCATAACTAACTTCCGATAGTTGCTCAATATCCTCTTTCTCAACATCAAAGGTTCCACCACTATCACCGAAGTCAAGTACAGCCTTTTTACCAGTCAACATCGACGGAGTTAGGCCAGACTTAATAAGATTCTTGTAGATTGCCAATTCCTCATTGCTGAAAGATTTGGCACGCTCAAGTGGAGACATAGATTGATATTGGTCATACTTTGTAAGCACTGCTGCAAGTTCGTTTTCCAAACCTGCTGCCCTAATCTTTCCAGCCACTACAGTTTCTGGAGTAATGAGGTTTGTAGTTTCTTCAAAGTCGCTGGTTATTGCACCAGTTTGTTTTCCGATAAACTCTCGTTTCTCTTGAATCTGTTCCAGCTTTCTTGTTGTCGCATTCTTATTTGTTTGCGCAACCTTCGCTTTCACTAATTCGTTCGTTGATACTAAGGGCACTTCACGAAACCTTGCAAAGCGATCTTCCAACAACATTTCTTGTACATCAAGATCATCCCAGTCTTCACTTGCGATAACCTTTTCAAAAGCCTTTGCATCACCACCAGTGGCTTTCGCCATGAAGTAAGCAAGCTGCTTCCGACGCATTGCTTTGTCTTTCTTCTTTTGAGCTGCACTATTCGCATCAACTGTTTCTGACACCATAGATTGCTCAGGGGCTTTATACTCACCATTGGAGCGAGTAACCGTCACAGTTGGTTTAGAGCGTTTGCCCAATTTCAGCACAGGCTTTTCTACGTTGAACACACCATATTCTGTAACTGCCGGTAACTCTTTTTCATCCATTGTCATGCCCTCAACTAATATGTTCTTTAAGGTCTATCAATTCGTGCATAAGAAATAAATCGTCGATGCTGTATGTGTAATCTTGAAGTTCTTTCAAAGTACACATTGGAGGGTTAGCAATCAATGGACGATGAAGAAAGTAATTAACATTAGGGAAAAGTTCAGCAAGTGTTGGGCCTGTCTTCAAATCGGCCTCAGTGTTATATGTGAAACTCCCATCAGCATTCGTCGTAATAGATACAACTTCCTCTACTACGCTTTCTTGATTGCTTCCATTCTTGCTAGACCTCCTGCGAAAAAATCCTTGAAGTTTACCTCCAGTACGAATGAGAACAGGTCATAGATGAACATCAAGTCACCACTAAACTCCACATCGAAGTTAGTTGCACTAATCTCAACACCATCAATGCGTGCTGCACAAATACACTCTTTAACCAAAGCAAGGAACACTGGCCGCTCTACACGTTGCAAAATGAACATGAGGTTAGCGAAAGTCCAGTCACCTAATACAAAACCCAAACAATCATCACCCATAGTGGTCAACAGGTTGATTTGCATATCCATAGCCTTTGAAGCTGGCCACTGACGAACAAATACTTGCTTCCCCCGAATCTCACGAGTCTCTTGTTTACACGCCATAATAGTTCTCCCAAGCTGAGGGCCCAATTGCCCCCAGCAAACATTCTGTTAATTACAGGCCGACGTAATCGTACTTGCCATTGGTGAACCAGATTTGCTCAAACTCAATTGTCCAACTGAGTGAAACAATACCAGTACCACGAACGATAGCAGGCATAACAGGAATGAAACCGTTTACACCAGTTACAAGAGCCAAACCCATCTTATCGTTCATCAATGCCTGAATTGGGTCGAAGATAGCACGGTTGCCACTCAAGCCAGTGTTCTGCGAAAGGATTGCACGACTGTTTAGAACAGCGTTGTAATCACTGGTTTGCAGCAAGGTGAATACAATACGACCAGAGCGGTCAGCAATAGTTGCAACAGACATTTCACCACGAGCACCAATTACTTTCGTGTGTTGCACGTTAGTACGGCCTGCAGAAATGATACTGTTGTTATCCGTAAACCCGGTTACAGGAATACCGTCGAGCAACAAATCGACGTTATAAAAGCTATACTGCTTCATAAATTAGCTACTCCTTATTCCGAGAACGAGCCAGTAATAGTAATCTTATGGATTGCACCAGCACCCACAGCAATGAAAGTAACACCCCGGTAGATGCGATTACCTTTGTCTGCATCGCTAACAGCGCTAACAGGAATGTAATCAATGCGATAACCCAATTCAAGGTAAGTGCCATCAGTTGTATAACCCGGAGCAATTAAGCCGTTAGTTACACCTTGACGCAAACCTCGCTCAACCTTCTGGATAATCATGCTTACACCAGTGTCGGTATAAGGGATCTTAGTTGGCGAGCGATACATCAGGTTGAACACATCAGTCTCAATACGATTCTGCAACCAGTCGGTGCCATGAACAGTATCGAAGAAAGTGCCATCAGCCATCTTACCTTCATCGTAGATGGAGTTACCACCAGCATCCAAGAAGACGTTACAATTGATAGAAGCCAAGTGACCCTTCTGGCTGGAGCTAAGCTTAGCAACAGGAATTGTAGGCAGCTTCTTGTACATCAAAGTTAGGGTAGTATTAGTACCTTCGAAGTTGACGGTGAAAGCACGGCCAGCTACAGACACACCAGCATAACTACCAGCAACAGGTGCATAAGTAGAAATTGTGCGCTTAAGGCTTGCATCTTTCATCTTACCAACCAAGGTAGTTGGAGCAGTGGCAGTCAAGCAATTCGCATCATTGGTGGTGTTGAAGAACACTTTGTTACGGGCCTGAGTCCAAACAGCAGCATCATAAGATGCTTGCACATCCTCATACTCAGCAGCAAGTGCAACACCGTAGAACGAGTTGTCGTATTGTTCGCATTGAGTGAGTGCATCTTTTGGAGTCTCTTCCGACTTACCTTGTACAAGTACAGCAGTCAGCATACCAATAGCAGCAGCTAGGCCACTAACATCAGCAGAGGCCACAGTGATTGTAAAAGTTACACCTGAGGTTGGGCTTGTAATGACAAACTTACCAAGGCTTGCATCATACGAACACAGTGTACCCGGAAGCTGTTCTTGCAGTTTGGTTTGGATTGCGGATGCAGCTTGAGCAAACGATGTTACAGCGCTCAGGTTTACAGCCCTAATAACAACCAACGTACCATTCACAGTCATGGTGAAACCACCAGCAGTGATAGCTTGCAGTGTGGCCAAGTTTGGAGTGTTGTTACCAGTTGCTTTTGCAGGTGTATCAGTACCGTCAATCAAACCAACCATGAAATAGATAGGCTTCGGTGATTGAGAGTAGTAAACAGTTGCAGCTTTGTTAATTTCACCGGCAGGGAAATCAGCAGCCACAGCTTTGATACTGGAATACTGGCGAACCCGCTCAGTGGGGAGAATTGGTGCAACACCTGCGCTTGCTTCTTTACTCAGGAACAAGAGCTTGCCGAAACCCGACAAACCTTGTGGAGTAGGTGCAAGCGTAATGCTTACGTCAATGTACTCGGAAATTGGAACTGACGACATATTATGTATGCCTCCTTATAAAATTGTTTTACGGTGTGAATTGCATGTCAATAACGATTGGCAGTGTAGTCCCACCTTCGGTAAACCACCATTTACTACAGCTTCAACGATGCGAGGTATACGAGTTTCTTGCTTTCGAATAACATTAAAGTCAAGTCGAATTGCCGTCCTTACTTCCCACTGAGATTCAAGTGCCAAGGTTTTAACTTTGATTGGACCCTTACTGATCAGTACCATGCCCAACTTCTTCATTAAGTCTAGGACGTCAGGTCGATAGAAACTGTTATTAAGGAAGTCCACATCAACATCACCCCGAGAGAATAGAACATCAAAGGATAGGATGCGAAAACCTCTTGTAGTGAATACAAATTCATCAGCCACACTGTCATAGATATTATCTACTTGATCGTAGCCTGGAGAGTATGTACCCATAAGCCTTACTGCTGCATAAGCATCAACAGGCGGTCGAGGGGCATTCTTAAACATTGGATATGAATAACGTGGTTTCAGGACACATTGGTCAATAATCTTTTGAACCTTTTGAACGTCTGAGTCCATACTACCACCCATTTACTGCAAGAGGATTTGAAGCAGTCTCTTGCGTAATTAATACACCAAGTTCAGTAAGTAATGCCGAACCATCTTTTGTGTAGATGCTTGTTGGATAACCTTCTACCAAGACAAGGTTCTGCACCTTGCTTGCGATAACCATGTGGAAGCCTGCCGCACTATAGTTGCCATGCTGTGTAACAAAATATGTTATCCCATACACACTCAACAAACTATTGATAGGCATTTCAGTGCGTGAGTGAAACTTCATAAACCCCGGTTGCCTTTCTAACTCAGGGTTTGCTTTCAGTTGTTCACCGAACACACCTTCATCGCGGTCGCCATGAGGAATGGGTGTTGCTTGAATGTAAAAGGCTGGGCCCATCGCATTCTTAACCCACTGGTTATCCGCATCCCAGTAACCGCCGATAGGACTGCACATTAAAACTTTGGTTGTTGTATGTCTATTGAATGCCCGACGAACACTAATCATTAGTAGATCATCCTTGCACCAGCGAACGCTTGGTTGCGCCACTTCAAGTATGTCTGCCCATAGATCGTACTGTCGTAGTTATCCAACGTACCATCAATTTCTCGTGCTACAGCATACTCAACCAAAACATCGTCAACATCAGAGCTGCGAATCGGCATCATTGGGTTAATGTCACCCGCTTCACTAGCTTGGGCTACTGAAAGATTATGGGCAATGAGATAAGCCTGAGCAACATCGTAGACATTGATCCAGCGGCCATCATCAGTACCCATTTCAATTACAGCATCCCCAAAGAAGATATTAAATCGTCCTTGGGATATTCTAGTGAACTCAGGGAACCTTGCTACAAACATTGGCAAAGTAACCATATTGTTCTCCTTTATTTATGCACACAGAGTTTCATACAGACCAGCAATCTCTGCTTCTGTGTGTGTCTCTTTACTAACTGTCAACTTCTTGTCAGCCAAAGCTTTAATCATTTGTGCCAATGTTACTTCGCTCTTAACCTTCTCAACAATTGTCAGGTCGCCAATGCGTACACGCTCTGCAATAAGGTTGACTTCACGAGTCACGCCTGTTGGTTCGTTGAAGGTACGGTAGACAGGCTTCTTGTCAATGATGGCACCCGGAATTACTTCCGTAACCTCTTTCATTTCACGGACAGTTGTCTTGCCGGATGTTGCCTGAATCCACAGTTTGTCATCAATCTCAACAGTTGCTTCTGCTGGAATTGCAATGAGTACAGTTTGTGGTGTCTCAGGTTTAGTAACTTCAACCCCAGTTTCTGTTACGAACTTGGTAACTTTACCAGCATTGGTGCGAGCGTTCAGCATGATTGGTGCTTGTGTGTTATTCCGAACTTGCATTTTGGTTCTCCTATATTAGTAAAGGGTTTCTTCTTGGTTTTATACATCCATTAAATGCAACTTTAAGCATTTGATTTTCTTGGTGTGGGATTAAACAACATGTTTCTTTACTGTACAACTTGCCACCTTCACCATACTTATCTTTGTCTAGTTGATAGTCATTGTCTGGATTACACCAATCAGTATAACCATCAAGCAACTCAAAATCTTTGGCAAATGTTTGGAAGTTGTGCCAGTTGTGGTGTACTGTTGCATTATTGTATGTACTACCCATTACTGGATTCGCGTAACACCTTTGCAACATAGCAACCCACAGTCCGTAGACTTTATTTGGCCTCCACTTACCTGAGGTTGTTTTACGTTTTGTTTTATGTGGCCCATCACCAAGGAATCCAACCCCGTGAACTGTGGCATGAAAGGGATCACTCACTTTACCACTCTTTATGTGATCGATCCTAGCTTCCCTTTCAAATCCAGTGTGTATGAACTTCACCCATCTGAAATTCATACGTTCACTATTGGATTTGATAACAAGAGAGCCATTATTGGTGGAATACATCTCACCCGGTCTATATGCTTTTGTTATCTTCAAAATATTGAGCCTTAAGTTACATCAAAAAATTAGATGCCATACCAAATATCAATCGCCCGCGGGTAAGTTACTTCCAGCCCGGCGAAGCGACCACGGCCGGGGACTTCATAGACCAGACCGTGCAGTTGCACTGGCAGGAATTGAAGTGGCAGAGGTTCACGAATACGGACGGTTTGAGTACCTTCCGGGGTAGTCTTTGCCAGAACAATGAAGCAATCCGAACCAGCATCACCTTTGCCGTCGATGGCGTTCAGGGCTTTAACAGCACCCTTCTTAATACCAAACTGGTTGTTGTTGCACCAGAAGTCAAGAATGGTGGTGTCACTCACTGCAGAACGTGGGGTGGAAGCAATGTAGTTCCATTGCAACACAGGCAGCCACAGTTCAGTTGGTGCGTGAATTTTCTTGGTAGCTGCATACATAGCGCCGCAAGCGTTGTTCAAATCCTTGATAATTTCATCAGGGGTTTTGGTAGCCCAAGTGGTAGTAGTTGCAGCACCAGCCGGAACTGGGTTGTGTGCAATGTTCGGGTGAGCGAACAAACCAACGAAGCCAGCGGTAGCATCACCACTCCAAACAGCATCGTTTACATATTCTTCATAGCCACGACGTGCAGCCATTGCTTTACGAGCTTCCAGAGGCATACCGGACATTTGAGCGGATGCAACTTCGTCGATATCGTAATCGTAGGCACAACCAACCGACTTAACGGTGATCGAGTATTCACGACCCGAAATACTGGATTTTGGCAGGTCAGTGGCACGAGCGTTAATTACTTGTGCTTTACCAACACGGTCATACGAACGATAGGTGAGGCTAGTTGCGCCAGCGCCGCCCAAGGTCAGAGTTGGGAAGCAATCACGAGCTTCCAAATCCGGATACAGAACATCATAAGTAGTCTGTTCAATTACTTCCAGTTGACGCTGGAAGAACACACCATCGTTATCCGTCAGGCGTGCATCGTTATCAACCAACTTTTCAAAGTGGTCATTCAGTGTAGCAACAGAACCATCCAGCAGTTTTACTTCACGAGCCATAATTCAAATCTCCTTATTCTTAATAATTAAACAGCAGTACCGTTGATCATTGCACGAGTAATCATTACACGAACAATATCACCAGCGCCACCCGAGGAGTCGAATTTCATGTTCGAAGCCTTGACATAACCAGCAGTTGCACCAGAGGTAACTTGGCCGGTTGTGGAGTTTACATATACATCACCACCAGCAGTGGCAGCAGCAACAGTGTTTACATAGATCGAACCTTCCAACAGGACAGGAACAATTGCACCAACAGGGAATGGAGCTGCACCAGTGTTAGGACGGAAATCCGATTCATTGGTCATCTGGCGAATAACAATACCAAACTGTTGACCAGCACCAGCACTACCCAGATCAACTTCACGCTCAGTGGTGCCACGTTTAACAACGAGGCCTTGCTTCAGTGCAACTTTAGCACGGAAGCTTTCACGAACACTGTTAGTGTAAGTCAGACCATATACATTGCCGACTTGGAAGTCTGGGGTGTTAATGTTGTAAGATTGAACAGGCATAGTTATTTATCTCCTTGATAACGCTTAATCATATTCTCACGAGCAATTACTGCTGGACTCTGAGAATCTTCGTGTTTTACTTTAATACCAGCAACGTCACGCAACATGGTGGACATTTCTGTATCTTTCTCATGTACAAAATCCTTGTCTTCAAGGAGGATGCCATACCGTACTTCTACATATTGATCAGACATATTAGCTGGTGCTGTAGGGCAAGCCTTAGACACTACTTCACGTTTGATTTCAATTTGAGACTTACCTTTAACATCAATGCCATCACAGATGGACAACACTTCGGCAACGAATGCCATACGTTGTTCAACCAGTGCATCAATGTCTTGTAGCTTTGCAACTGTTGCCAGAGCGTCAGTTAGTTTTGCTTCGGTGCTATCCAACTTGGCTTTTAGTGTTTCCACTTCAAGTACCAACGCGGCATCAACAACCTTAACATCTTCAACGACTGCTTCAATCACAACTTCCGGAACCACCTCAACTGTTTCTTGTTCTTCCACAACTTCTTCAAGTTCTGCAGCGGAGTCTTCAATAGCAGCAACGCCTGCACGACCCTTGGGTACGATGGCGATATGGTTTGCACGGATATTTGTTTTCTTGGCATGATAACCAACAGTATCAAAATCACACATTACCAAGGAGGCAGTATGACCAGAGGATAGTTGGTTAGTGTTTGCACGAACAAGTGCAATTGTATCTGCATCATTGATAACCAAAGTACCAATAAGCATTTCACCACTTTCGTCTTTCATTGGCATACCTTCCAGCACACCCTTCAAAAGATCTTTGGCATTCTCTGTATCAACATCAACAGTGGGATGACCAACAGTGATAGGTGCAGAACGATAAGACTCAATAGAAGCTTCATCGAACAAGTCCTCAGCCAAAGTCATAATCTTGACAATGGATTCTGGATCATGATCTTTAAAAGCCGAGCCACATTCTTTTGCCTTGTATTCCATGATGCCTGTGCGTGCGATAGAACAAGGAGCAATCATCTGACCACTAATCTTAAACTTGCGCTTGGTAGGCATATGGAGTTTATCTTGGAAGCCTACATCAAATGCTTCATCAAGAAATCGTACCATACGATTCATTATTTATCTCCTTTGTTATCAGGCCCGTCTGACGGACGTGAAATCTTAGCTGCTCCCGGTGGAGGTGCAGTTGGCAATGCTCCCATATCCTCACGGCTATAAATGTTCTTAGTGAACAAAACATTTTGAGCCGCATCTGGAGTAAGCACACCTGCTTCAACCAAAGCAACCAAAGATGCCACAGTGTCTTTCTCACGAGTTTCTTTTTGTGCAGAAGACTCAGGGAAGATGCAACGCCACTTATACTTCCAAGCAGGTAAGCCAAAGTGTGCTTGAACAATCTGATCTAGAACCTTCAGGCGTGGCCGGTACTCCATATTTTGAATCGCTACCAACAAGTCAATATAGTTTACCAGATCACTTTCACCTGTAGCATTCATGCCATTTGGCGATGCTGAAAGGAACCGTGTTGCAGGGATACCTACCGCAGCAGCAATAACTTCCAAGTATTCCCAAATGATATCCTTGACACCATTCAGTGCAATTTTCTTGGGTGCATATACCTCATTGCTGTCAAGAAGGATACAGTTGTAAACCGACTTCATTTGCTTCATCATTCGGAATCGCTTCATTACTGCCATTTCCCCAACGGGGTTTGTCAGCATGTTTTGCAATCCGTTTACTGTTACCACATCAATGTTAGCCTCTGTTACCAATTGAGCAGCAGCCTGAACAGCAGTGTGGAAATTGTCAACGATGTTATTCAAAGGAAGTAGAACACTATCCGAGTACCACTGGTTGTGCCAGTTCTCGTACATCGGCAAACGTGTACCTTCAAAACGAATCAATCGTGAATGGTGAATGCGTGCTGTACTGCCTGCGATCATATAGAACTCAGGTTGACCATACCAAGGTGAAAGTGGATTGGTGTTGATGCCACCAGTACCTAACAGCCGTGTACGATCCACTACTTGCAAACTATTGATACAACCTTTCTTCAACCGATTTAGGTCAAGTGGTGTATCCATCTTACCAGTACCTTTGATATCCAGAAGGATAGCAGAAGTACCATAAACACGTGCCCACTTATAAGCCTCATTGAAAAGGCCAGCCATGTTGAAGTGTTCATCAGCATCTTGTGCATCTTCACTATCTAGTTCACGCCATGCACGAGTAGTGTCTAGCGGAATGATTGTGCAAATCTTTTGAGCAATCCAGTCTTCACGGAAACGGGTAATCAAACCCTCTTGGTCTGAGTTACCGTTAGAACGTCGCCACTGGTTGTAAACTGTTTTATCGTTGGCACCACCTAGTCCTGAGACTACGTTTTCCAATCCATCAGCAGCTTGCATCGTTCCTTCTGGAGTTGCCTGAATAAGTTGATCCATGGCTTCCAGTAAAACTTTATCCTTCGGGTCGATTACTTCTTCACTCATAGATCATCCCGCTTGCTAGAGTAACCATTAGGTTTTTCCAAATGATACTCGGGCATGGTCGTTACTTGTAGCTCTACTCGATCACTAACTGTTTCCACAGTTGCGATGATATTGCCACCAGCATCTACGATATGAAAAAGGTTATTGCCCGATGCCCTCTTACACAGACGTGTGTTAAGCATAGCATTCTCCTTATTAAACCCAACTTTCATAGTTAGCCGAACTTCCACTATATTGAATAACAACTGCATCACTTACGTTATCAACAACGTCATCGTGACCAGTTGAACTGCCTAAGCCAGTCATGCCAAGAATCTCACGCATAACGTGTGATTTGTGTACATGCTCACTTGGAAACCATATTCTACCTTGTGCAAAGTACGGAATGGTGTTAAGGAATCGCGCAACCTTGTCACCAGAACTTTTGTCCTTAGGTACAGGCAATACACGAACATCCCCATCACGAGTAAATTGTTGGTTAAGGAATTGTCCAGAACTTTTATCTTCCATGTACAATGCGGTAGGCAGCATACAGGGATAACCAAGGTCTAGCTTGTTGTGTTTATTCCAGAACTTAATTAACTCAATTTTCAATTCAGGTGTTTCAAACTTACCAAGCATTATGTCTGCAAGGTAGAGGTCATTGTTTCTCATTACTGCCCAATAACACACAACAGAGTAATCTGAATAATCCATCTTTGTTGATGCAGTATCAGCAGTCATAAATGTCCGAATAACTTGTGACTTATCAAGTTCAAGATATTCCTGCCACCAAGCTTCTTGTACAAGACCAGTACCTTGTGCAGTTGGATCACCCATGTACTGACTGTTAAATGTGTAAGGTGAAGCAACCTTCATTGCCTCAAGGCTTTCCAAACTTTTACGAGAAGGCCACAATGCAGACTTTGCTTCTTTACGTTTCAAGTTGTAAATAACAGGGTTCGCATGAGTATAGGCTTGCTTCTCAATAATCTTGTCATACCAATCTTTACTGCCAACACCCGGCTCAATGATTGCAGGAATGTTCAACCAATCATAACGATCACTTGAGTTACCACGAAGTAGATACCCCACAAGGTCTTCATCGTGTACACGCTGCATAATGATGCACATTGGAGTGCGGGCACATTTTACTTGTTCACCTTCATCATTCTGTACAACACCATCATTTGCCAAACGAGACATAAATGTGTTGTCATAACGATCGTTAATCTCAGATCGTACAGTGTTTGAATACGCATCCTTTGGCTTGATAATGTCATCCACTACAAAGCAACCAGAATAAACTCGTGTCAAACTGCCAGCACCTTTCTTTACATTAACCTACGCTCGTTAGACGTAGGCCGGAGTTACAACGGTTTCTTACTTACAAAGGTGAGTCCACGCACAGTGGATCGCTCACCCCGTATCATTGCTGCCATGTGTTTACGGTTCAGAGAGTGTAATTCGCAAAATGCCTTCACACTGGTACAGGTGTAAACACCCCTAGTGCCTTGGAAGGTATATACCACCTTGGACTTATTGCCATAAGTAGTGCAGTTGACAATCTCTGGTACAAAGCTGCAAGTCTCTCGGGAGTATATCTTAGTTCCCGGAACCCGCAAGTCTTTGTCTAAGTGGCATTGCAACCTATCATCATACCCTGGCAGAGCCTTGATATCTTCTGCAAAGGTTTGGAAGTTGTGCCAGTATTTAGCTACTGTGGCTTCGGAGTAGCATGGGTCGTAACTGTCTGTATAGCAACGGCTTAGCATTGCATACCACAGCGAGTACTCTTTAGAGTTCTTGCTGCCACATTTAGACTTGTACTTGCCAACACCGAGGTATCCAACGCCACGTATCTTTGGATAGTACGGGTCACCGACTTCACCATTACGAAGCTCTCGGGTATGTACGTTTGTTTTCACATACCCGGAAGTTTGGAACTTGACTGTGCACCGAGTATTACTCTCCATTGCTACAACCACTAAGTTACCACAATTGTTTGTCTTGAATTCTTGTCCAACTAAATTATTTCGCATTTGTTGCTCCGCTGCATATCGCTATGCAGAATAGACTATATCTTCACCCGTTATATCATTGGGTGCATTATGTTTCGAGCCACTTGGCTCTACGGGATTTCCCTAGTCGTTACACTCAGCACAGGGTTCTGTGCCTAGCTCGGTATTGTCTCTGAGAGGTGTCCACCGAATTAATAATGTTTTATACGGGCCGAGGATAAACCTTTGTTAACCCGTCAACTTACCACCAGAAGGAACAGCGTGAAGCACGCCACCTTTAGTTGTACCCCAACGTTCCAACGATCGTTTACTTGCATCAATCTTCAATGCAGGAAAGACTTTCATGAAAAGTTCATTGAGCATAATGGTGCGAATGTAACCGCTACTTTCAGCAACAACGTCATCAGCATAAGAAGTGATAATATTGTGCGAACCAGCATTGTGACAGAAGCTGTACAATGGAAGGAAGATACTAAGAATCTGTGTCTTGGAGTGTCGTGGTGGAATTGTAACAATTACTCTATCACGTTTACCATCGACAATATCTTGACATACATCGAAAATGATACTGTGGAAATCTTGCATCTGGAATTTGAATCCCATCTGCAATTCAAAAGCCCACTTGCTAAAAGTTTCGAAGCTAGCCATCAGAATGTTGCGAGCCTCTGTGCAATCCTCATTGTTTATCTCGTCGAGATTCACTTCAAGCGGATTGTTTATAATGGCTTGTGCTAATGATGTTTTCTTTAATGCTACACGAACAACAGCAACATCGCCGTTGCTATCAAGTTCAACCTTACCCTCTGTGATAATTTTCTTAATCTCAGAGCTGTAAACTGTGTTGTTCTTGTGGTCGGCGCTTCGCAGTGCTGCTAGTTGTGCTTCTTGAAGTGCTTTGATTACAGCGTTTGTTTCAAGGCCTTGACCTTCAATTTCACTGCAAATGGCTTTATCGTACTGTTCAACAATAAATTCATTTTCTGATACATACTTCCGAAGTTGTGGAAGTGTTAATGGAATACCTCGACTACGACTTACTTTAAGCAAGTCCCCATAATATTGTGTAAGCAGGTTGGCAATGTAGCCATCAAGCTGTTCATCAATTGGGATGGCACTCATACTTCTGGCTTCTTAAATTCAATCAAATACAAATGGTTAAATTCTTCATTTGTCATTTGTGGCTCTACATCGTTTTTCTTTTCATCCACATAATGGACATATTCACATACTGGGCATTCGCCAGCTACTAAATCAACAATGTGGCCACAACCGCGACAATGCTTGCGGCAATCGTGACTACCTTTACTCATTTTGGTTCTCCTTAATAATTGAGTCGAAGACTCGGAAATTGAAACATGTTATGTGCTTCGAGCTAAACTCTCGCCTTGCTCCGCTCTCGCTCTTACCTCATTCCCGCTTCTGCCCTTCCGGCTAGGAAAGCCATGCGGCTTGAGCTATTACAAACTAGATTTGGGGAATTAATACAGGAGGGAGGTGTAACAATGTTTCTAACTTGAATCTTCGATTCTTCTTTGTCTTTGTTGGTTTGTCTTGTTTCTTGTTGGCTGACCCCAGCCGGGGGCCGCTGCGCGTGCTAAAGGCATTATATGCTTACCCAAAAAGCCGTCAAGCTGTGCATTCATACACCTGTTTAGCCATACAGGCTGGACGGATGAACAGTGCTGTATGGCCATCCAGTAGTGTTGGGCAAGCTACTAAATAGGGCCGCTGTGAGGCGTTAGGCTGTTCAGGCCACAATGGTAGCGGGTAGTGCCACGACGCCTCGCCAGCGAGCAGGTTGGTGCCGCTGGGTCAATAAACCCAGTCGCCCGTCATACCACCTTTGGAGTATTCGCTAACCTTCGTTTCAAAGAAATTAGATTGACCTTCGGCCAAAATCCATTCCAACCAAGGGAATGGATTTTCCAAACCTGGCCAATTCTCTTTAAAACCAATTTGCTGCAAACGACGATTTGCAACAAAGCGAATGTATTGCTTCATACCATGAATAGTGAGTCCTTCGGGGGAGCCTTTCGCAAAGGCATCGTCGATGAATACATCTTCAAGGTCAACAGCAGTACGATACATTTCATAAACTTTTTGCTTGAATGCATCAGTGAGTACATCTGGGTTCTCCTTGCAGAATGTCTTGAACAACTCAGACATTCCAAGTACGTGTTGAGTTTCGTCTCGGATGCTCCACTCAGTAATCTTGCACAAGCCCTTCATCTTTCCAAAACGCTGAAAGTTGAGTAGCATCACAAAACTGCTGAACAGGGACATACCTTCGTTGCAAACTGTTTGAGCCAAACTGAGGGCAATGCCTTCATCTGTTGACACATCGTTGCTTTGCATCATTGAGATTTTGTTTGCCATGGAATCAAACTTAAGAAACTCTGAGTATATCTTTTCTGGCAAACCAATGGTATCGGTGAACAATGCGTATGCACGTTGGTGGATACCCTCACGAGCTGCAAAAGCAAGAAGCATGCAACGGGCTTCATTGTTCTTGAACACTGGAATAAACAGGTCACAGTAGTTTTGACCAACTTGGCAATCTGTCTGTGTAAACAATCGCATGATTTGAAGAACATAGTCCTTTTCAATCTGATCAAGTACACCAGTGTTCCACTGAGCAACGTCATCCTGTAATTCAATCTCACCCTCAATCCAATGGATTTTTTCGTGTGCTACAGCGTATTCCATGAATTGGGGATATTTGAATGGTTTATATGTGGTGCTAAATTCTTGTAACATAGGTTCTCCTTATGCGTGACACGCAAAGTCTTTGTGCAAAGCTTCTCTGCACTTGGTTGCCGCAAATCTGGCAGATTCTAGTGTTGTGGCCGTCCCACATGTTGTTCTACCATCCAATGTAACTTGCCATTTCCACTTACCCCTACTTGTGTCAAACCAAACACCCTTTTCACCACTTACACTCCTGCCACTTACACTTTTGTTAAGGCTGTTTGTTTTATCAGTGGCCTCCCTTAGGTTTTCTAATCGGTTGTTTGACTTATTCCTATCTATGTGGTCAATCATTGTTGGCAGATACCCATGTGTAAGCAGCCAAGCTAGCCTGTGGCCACGCTCTGATTTTCCTTTCAACCTTATGCGTAAGTATCCGGAAGCTTCGAAAGTACCTGCCACACTACCAACAACTGCACACTTACTAGGACTTTTCTTCCATGTAAATATGCCATTATCTGGGTTATAGCTAAGGTACTCTACCCATGACATGCTTTGCACTCTCCATCGTCAGCATCACCTAGGATTTCACGAACTACTTCTTTGGAAAGTTTATCAGCTTTAACAACACTACCAGTGCGTGCGTAGTAAAGACCCTTCAAACCTTTTTTGTGAGCATACATGTGCACACGGTTGAACAACTCTTTTGTGCAGTCTGCTGCAAATGAGAGGTTGATAGATTGACCCTGACACAAGTGGACTTGTCGTTCACTCGCTTGATCAATTACAGCCATCATGTTTGTCTCTTTGAAGGTTTTGAATACAGCCTTCTCTTTGTCATCCAAGCAATGCAACTTCTGAACAGAGCCATCATCTTCGATGACAAGTTCCCATTGTTTGTTAATCCATTGTTGAGCAGTCATACCCAACATTTCCAACATTT